ACCGAATCCGCAAACACCAAAAGTAGGTACTTCAGCACCTTTCTTAACTGTTCCAGAAATGTATTGGAGTACATTTTGACGAGTTGGGTTTACTGAACCTGCATTGTAAACTTTAGACTGCCACCATGCGTAGGTAGAACGGTTGATGTTACCGTAAGTCTGTAAGTTTGTACCATCATCAATAGCACCTGGCAATCCAATGAACTGCTGAGTGTTAGTGTAGTTGTTGTACAAAGCAGTAGCCATCGCATCCATCATCACATTGGTTGCATCGTTCATACGAGCTTCAATCAAAGGAATGATTGCGTAGTCTTGTTGAACAGCACCTTCCATACCGAGGAACGGTACAGGAGCGATCATGAGCTTGAGGTTAAATTCAGCGTTAAATGCACCTTGCTGAACTGCTGGCTGGTTAAATGAACCAGAGTAGTCAGACCACTGTGCGTTAACAAACTGTGCGCCTTGTACTGGCACGGTTACCTGGGATACACCGCCTGAAGCCTGTTGACTATTTGCAATCAACGCAGCCATCAAGGGCGTACTATTGTAAAGCTGTACGACCAGCTTGGGGATAAACGCTCTACGAGTTACATAAGTAAGTTCGTTGTACTGCGATGATCCTGACGCTGGAACTATTCCGCCACCTATTGGCATAATAATTCTCCATTCAAAGTAAATATCCCCTATTTACTGCTGTTTAAATACCAATTGGTCGAGTGTTCTTGCGTAACTCGCCCAATGCTTTTGCTGCTTCATCCCTTGCGCCCATCTGTGGGTTCTTCCAATACTTAGAAAGGTCAAACTTGCTGATAGCACTTGGGTTATATCCCATTGCCGAATTGGAAGTGGGAGTTGCTGCTTGTTTCATCCAATCGAAGTACTCTGCTGCTGTATTGTGATCGGTCACACCCTTTTCAAGCATGATTTTTTCAATTTCAGCAATTTCTTCTTCAGTGCGACCTAATTTCGCTCTGCGTCTTTGGAGTTCTTCTTTGGCATCTCTTTCACGCAATTGTGATTCCAGTTTCATTACTCGTTCTTCAGCAGAAGAAATTTTCTTCTCTGTGTAGTCCTCGATCTCTAATTCTGGAATAGACAATTCAGGCTTAACCTGTTTTGTCATGCGTAAAAATTGTTTGCGTGTTTGTGGATTGTCAGCCAATTGCTTAGCCAACAAAGCCAATTCATCACGCTGTTCAAAAGATAGATCTTCTAAGCTCATAATTTATCCCCTTTCGAGATTAGATAACTTTCTTAGTGTCACCAGGATGTGACATATTCATCATATTCTTGTAGCCAGCTTTAGGAGCAGCAGACAAGCCACCAAACTCTGAATAGCGTGGAGTATTGATAACTTGACCATTTTTCTGATTGTTGTCAGTTGGTCTGCGTGGTAAAGCAGCGCCACGGGGTTTAAAGAGTTCCATAATGATTCCTTACATTTGTGGAGTTGCGGAAGGTGCGCCACCTGGTAAACCGCCACCTGTAGGTGGAGGAGGTACTGGAGTGGACATACCTGGGATTGTTGGTGCTTGTGCCATTGCTTTGCCTTCAGCCGTTGCACCACCAGCTTGGGGTAATGTTTGCAACATCTGCATAATCTCAGTAGGTTGCAATTCGTTAGTCTTGGATTTCTTAGGTCCAATAACTTTGTTGATTGTGCCGATTGCATTAAGGATTGAACGACCTTCTTCAGAATCAGATCCTACGGCTGGTAACGCTTGTTCTAGCAAGTCTTGTGCCATTGACAAGTTAATCATTGCTGCTTCACGGTTACCCATTTTTGGTTCTGGGGTACTCATTGGAGAACCCATAGGAGGAGCAGAGTTTTCAGACATCCCTTGTGGATTCTCTGGAGCTTCAGGCATACCGCCTGGAGTAGCACCATCCCGTTGGGATTTAATCATTTGCATCAACTGGTCTGAAGGTACGCCCATAACTTTTCCTGTTAAGTTTTCAATAATCGTAATCTTAATACAACACTTGTCAAGTGGGGGGATATATTTTGCTTCCCTCCCCCCAGGGAGGGTATTCGGTCAGTCCGAAGTAATCAGAGGGTTTTAGCCCTCATACGATTACTTGCGTGCTTTACGACCTTTGCGTTTAGTGCGTGCCATGTGAATTTCTCCTAATAGCAAGACGGTCACCTATTTATAGGGTAAGGCAGCCACAACCCTTTTTCCTCACGGAAGGAAACGAATTAACGCTTAGACTTGCGTGACTTTTTGTGAGTTTTACGCACAATAATCTCCTAGTTATTAACTATCCCCTGATTGCCCTACCGTAATTCCGAGTTTTAGGACTGCGATCAAAACTCTGAACACCTTGTACACGATACTGCAAATTTGGTCCTTTTTCACCACGCTTGAGTGATTCAGTGGTTACTCTTGGCTGATCTGCCTTTGGTTGTACATTACCTTGTGCCATTACTGCGCTCCTTCTTTCTTAGAGTGCTTCTCTTTTGGCGCTTGAGCTGGTGGCTGTGGCTGTGAAGCCTTTTGCGCTTCCATCTTCTTCAAACGCTGTATAAGCAATTGTTTACCTGGAGCTTCCACCATGTCAAGTAAAGATTCTTTATCAATTGCACCTGCTTTGTACAGGTTAAATGCCAATTGTTTTGTATCTTCAGTAAAGATTGGACTGTTAGAGTGAGCATCTACTTTGACTACATAATCGTTGGTAAATTGCTCAGCAATAAACGGTACATCTTCTGTATCCTTGTAATGCGTAGGATCGTAGGCTTGCATCATCTTGAGGTACAGTGTTGCGACCTTTTCCAAGCTATCTTCCACAATCAAAGCCCGCTTTTTAGCTCTTGAGCTACCAAGACGGGCTAATTGGCTTGCATGACCAGCAGAGCGAACACCAGATTCGCCTTTTCCTTGCAACACATTACCAATACCAGAAACTTCTTCAAACATAGCGCTGATCTCATGGATCACTTCAAACAGATCAGGTGGCATCTGTGGTGCTAAGCGCTCTGCTTTAGCATTAGGCATATCGGAACTTAATAAACCGCCTGGACGATTTAATGCAAAGTTTTTCTCATCCAAAATGCCAGAAAAGCCAGTTAACGCTGTTGGAGGGCTAACTTGTTTGGACAATAGATCCAAAATCTCTACCCAACGGACATTGAGCAATACTTGGAGTTGCATGAGTTTTTGAACTTCAGATGCACCCCAAAAGTAGTTTGGCAATGGGTTAGGACAGATCTGTACAAAAGGACACTCGCCTTTTAAAAACAGTGATGCTCCTGGGCGGTCATAAATAATGACATTAGGCGCTGCCATTGTGACTACTTGATAGTCAGCAGTTTCATCATTCCACACCCACAGCTCAGTCATCTCAACGGTATCTTCACCGACTTGTGGCTTGTAGCGGTTTACACCATACAGATCAAGGTTAATGTTTCCGTAGATCGTAGGGTTGGTTTGTGACATCACAATACGGTTTACTGCTTCAGGGATCTCAGATTCAGATACCCGTGTTCCAGTAGTAATGCGTTTTACGATGTCATCACGCTTGGGATGGGAATACAGACGGGCATATAGCTCGGACTTGGTAATGTAGTAAGTTTGGACAAGGGCTTCTTGCCTGTCTGTATAAGAGATGTCCTCCCTGAGAACACCAATAGAATCAGGTTCAATGAGGTAAGGGTTAATGCCGTTGTTGTAAACGAGCTTAACAAATGTAGTGTTGTAAACCAATGCCCATGTCAATGCTGTAGAAAACACTTGGTCTGCATTGGAGTTTAGCCACTCATCATTGAGGGCTTGAGTTAATCGTGGTGTCTTGCGTTGTTCAGCTTCGTGAACCGATGCGCCTAGCTGTAAGGAGAAGCGAGTAGTTTCAGAGCTGTAAAGAAAACTGGTGAGTTGATCTAAGTGAGGATTGATCTTATTGAAGTACGCTGGCGGTTCTTCAGGACCAGCGCCAAACAAATAATAAGCCCGCTGAGTGGTGTAATCACCTTTGCGGGCTTCTTTCGATACCAAGCACTTGGCAATAATGTCTAAGTAGAAATCTTCTCTTGCTTCAGGGCTTGACGGTATTCTCATCGCTTAATCTGTAAGTTATCAGGATCTCTCATTGTAGAGCTTGGATCAATTGTAGGTCCTTTTATAACTCCAGCTTGTTGCGGTGTCAAGCCCACTTGCTCATCTCGCACAGGTTTAATTGCACCACCCCGAAGAAGGGATTGCATATTCAATCCTTGGAAGCCTTGCGTACCACCTCCCCAGATAGCAGCATCGCCTGGGCGAGCTTCTTTTGGCGCTTCTTGAGTGGGAATGGGTTTTCTGGAGAGTTTGTCTTTGTCAACGCCTTTTTTACGAGTTGCATATTTTTCTGCGTCTGCGTACTCTTTTTCGGTGAACTTGTTTTTCTTGGTGAGGAAGCCTTCTTGGTGTTCGCCTTCCCTTGTGGTTTTGATGTCGGACATTCCGAACTCGATTGCGAGTTGCTTGGTTGACTTATCAGTGAACTTAGTTTTTGCGCTGATAAGGTTCGGAGCTTGCAAAAATACGACCATAACTTCTTCATGACAATCCTTCATTGGACATTGTGGTTTACGGGCTTCAAAGTATCCATGTTTAGGACACTTGTAATCATTCGTTACTGCCATTGTTATTTCCCCTTCAGTTGCTCGTCAAGTGTTAAATCTGAATAATCATGTCTTGGCTTAATACCAAGGTTAATCTTAATCTCACCGTTAACCAATGTCAATTTAGTAGATTTATGCAATACAGGCTTTGCTTCTTTGCGGTATTGGACAAATAAACTGCGATCACGGTTCTGCATGATGGCTACTTCGCCACCAATCCACTCCTGATACGCTTTAGATACCCGTCTTTGCACATATTCGGTCAATGGTTCGGTTTCATTTAAGAAAACATCCCGTATATGGGCTACAGACAGACCGGCTAACTCAGCAAACAGTGGAATAGAGATACCACGCTCTTTATCTTGTAAAAAGCGCTTAATAATCCGTCTTAGCTCAGATCTACTGTGGATTACCGTTGGAATCGCCATAAACGCCTATTCTTTTCAAATAATCACTGACATTACGCCCTACAGTAAGCTGTTCAGGAGTGAAATCATCCTGTACACGGGATACTCGCTTAGTTAGCTTTTGGGCTATTAGCCTTGGTTGCACTTGTTCAGCATAAGCAGCGCAAGCTAGGGCAGTAGCAATCACCCGATCATCCTTGTTGCGCCCTGATGCTTCAATAGAACTGCCATCACGGATAGTGGTTTTCATCTCCTCGATGGTGTCCATATCCCAGATGTCTAGCATCCCACGCTCAAAATAATCCTTCATGTAGGTCAACATACGCTCTTTAGTCGCTGCCGTTGTCATCCATCCAATGGAATTAGACAATCCGCCAATGGTGTCGTTCCTACGCCAGATATAGTTTTGCATATTGCCGTACACATCCATAAGGTCTTTGCCCAACGCTGTACCCATTGCAGCAGCTTGGCGTTTCAAATTACGCAATTCATTGATGACAGCTTGCCCTGGACCATTGATTTCAAGGTTCAAAGTAGAGTTTTTATAAGCACCAGCTAAGTGAGCAATCACCCAAGCAAACTGGTAAGTGTTTAATTCTGAGGTAGCAAACGATGCTACTTGCTCCAATCCGTCAGCATAGACACGAAGGACTTGAATACAGAATCGGTCTGCCCAATCGCTAGATCCGTAAGCAGGATCAGCACCGATAACATAGTAAGCAGTATCCACAGGTTCTTCCCAAACCTTGAGCGTGGCAAGGCGCTCGGTGGATTTGAGGACTTCCGTATCGTGAAAGTTAACTCCAAAAGAATATCTATAGGATTGGTAAGGAACTTTCTTGAGTTTTTTAACGGCATCCGTACACCTCGCATTAGAGAAGAAAGAAGTACCTGTCATCACAAAGGCGTAGTCCTCGGTAGGAGGAAACTCCTGATACATGAGGGAATCATCTTTAATGCCCTCAAGCATCTTCCAACGCCACCACGCTATCTGGCGAGAATTGATCTCTACGCCATACAGCTTTTTAATATCACGCACCCACTCTTTTTCTTCACCAGTGAGTTTGCCATCCCAATAGACTTTGTAGGTTTGTCCTTCAGGATCAAGGGAATACAGCTCGTTACGCCACCAGCCACAAAAGATAGCACGCTGAGTTCTAGCACGCTTGGCAGTGGTGTACATATCGTGAAACATATTGAACCCCCGTGCCGTACTCTCAAAAGTGTATAGACGGTCAGGGTTGGTTTCAGCCAAGGAAGCCAAGAGAGAAGCTAGTCCTTCTTCATCTCCCCATGAACTGGTTTCCGTTCCATGTAGGTATGTAATAGCCTTACCACGACCAAGACTTCCTTTCGCTCTAAGCCCAGCGACTTGATAAAAGATACGGCTGCGGTTCTTGAGGGAAAGCTGATTTCGGTTGTGAGCAAGGATCGGGATCTTAAACTCTTTGGGCAAACCATCCATATACATGGCAAGGGTTGTTCGGAACATATCCCGATTTTCTTCCGTATCTGTTGTGAGTGTGCCTTGAAGCCCTGGGTGCATGAAGTGCCAGTAGAGGTCAAGTGCGAGGGAGATTGTTG